CCCATGAAGTAAATAAATATTAGGTAATTTTTTACTTGGAACTGATTTTTTAATTTGGTCTATCTTTTTAAGAATTTCTCTCCTATCCATATAGGAAGATCCAGCACCACTACATTTCATAATAAGTGCAGGGACTTTTTTCTTATTTTTAAAATTCTCCAAAAATGCTTTAACCATTAAACCTACATTCTTTCTATCATGTCCTAACTCACCTTGCATCCAATGTCCCACAAACAAATAAGCGAAACTTTCTGGTATTGACTTTAAATCATCATAAAGATCTTCACTTTCAAATACATTATTAGGTTTATATAATTCTAAATCTGCACCTTCAATTAATACTTCAATAGGTTTTGTTAATTCTAAAGGGTGTTCTTGGCCTGTTTGCTCATTCTTTCCTGTAAATTTAGCTTCTTTAAATACATTTTTTGAATGTTGAGATGAAACTAAATTTAAATCCATTTTATTTAAACCCTCTAACCACTTAGGGTTTGGGACTGTTGTTTCAATCCCAGCAGTTAATCCTATATTATATTTACCAATTGGCTGAAATTCACTTGGTATTGTATGTTGACACCAAATATCTGGTTGTGAAGGAATATTATTATTCTTTAACATATACTCATTTAAAAATTCCCATTCAGGATTTTCTTCAATAAAACCCCAAGGACAATTCCCCCACATTTGAGGTAATATCTTAACTTCGTATTTATCTAATTCTATTAGGGCTTTAACAAAATCTCTTGCTCTAGCTCCATACCCACTATAAGTATCAATTGGGCAGCTTATGTAAAATGTATTTTTCATTAGTAAACTAAATTATGGTTTAATGTTCTTGTTTTGTATTCATTACTATTTAGAAATTCATATCTTTCTCTAGGTTCCCAAATATCAAATAATTTATCAGTATATTCTATAAATCTTTTTCCTTGATATTCTGAAGTAAATCCAGCTTCTTCTGATAAAGCCCATTCTCTTCCTTTCTCCCCTATTGATTCTCTTTCTTCAGATGACATTTCATATAATTCTTTTATCCTTTCAGTAGCATCTTCTGGTTTGCATCGATCATCCCAAATATATGGCGTTATAGGCGAACCTTGAATCGATCTACACGCAGGAAATACTGGAAATGCCCATTCACCGTGAGATTTATATTTACCCGTGTTATTCGAAGGTACTTGCGGAGAAGGTGTAAACCATTTTCCATTTTCATCAATGAATCTCATTTGATCTTGCATACCTCCTGTAACATTAGCTATAATTGGGGTACCTGATAATAAACTTTCAGTTAATGCTAGTCCCCACCCTTCATTTGAAGTTAATAAAATAGTAGCATCTGCTATATTATATAAAGATGCCATTTGTTCTGTACTTAAATGACCGTCAATAAAATATACATAGTTACTCCATTCATCACCAAATAGATATTCACATACTGCTATTAAATCAGTCCCATTATTATCAATTGGTTGGGTTTTCATCATAAGACAACATTTATCTGCTTCTTCTTTAGATAAACTATCTATAAACATTTTAAATGCCCATATAGTATCAGATATTTGTTTTCTTCTAATATTTCTAGAGTTAAAGAGTATTTTAAAGTCTTTTTCTTTCCCTTGAAAAATATTCTTTTCCATTTCCTCAACTAATGTCATATTTTTAAATCTAGGTTTGAAAATTTCATCATTTATTCCATGTGGGAGATATTCTATAACTTTATTTTTAGCTTTATCACCTAAAACAATTTTATTTATATTAACTGTTTGTTTTGATATACCATATAAAGCATCACATGACTCATAGTAATTTTCATTATATTGAGGAGCAGGATAATCATCCCAAATATTAAGATATATAATAGGAATTTCTTTTCTAATTTCATTCTCAATTTGAAATACAAACTGGAAATACCTAGGATCCGTAATTAACATTAATGCATCTGGTTTTTCTTTTTTTATCATATCTCTTAAAACTCTACTATCTCCATACCCATCTTGAGGATATAAAATAACTGAAGGATCTTCTAAATCAAATTCTTTAGTTAATGTTTCTGATAGGTCAATTTTTTTACCTTTATCAGGATGTTGAATTGCTCCAGCTAATTGAACCCAATTATAATGATGGGATGACTTCAATACTATTTCTTTTCCAATATGGGCTATACCAGAGTGAACTCTAATATCATCACATAATAAAAGGATTTTTTTCCTTTTGTCTTTTTCAATAAAACCTTCTTTTGACATATACTATTTATTTTTCTGTTAATTCTAAATTGGTGTGATTACTAATTTGTTTTCTAAAATCTTCATCTGTAAGATACAAATAAATTGCACGATCTGAAAGTTTTTGAAATGAAAACTTCCTTCTTACACATTGAATTTTAAATTCTTCAAATAAATCACTTTTTACTTTTACACTTGTTAGTGTCATATCTTTATTAGCCATTTTTTATATTTTTATATTTATACATACGTATTATAAGACTCTGTTCTTTGTACCAGGACATAAATCTCCTCCATGATAAGGGCAAAACCTACAATTGTTAGGATTTGCTAAACTAGGTTTATAAGCTTTTTGATTATACTCATTCCCAATAAATACATCCCTTATAAAATCATTTAATACATTTGTAGCTTTATTAATTGTTGTCTTTCCATGAGAAGGAGTAAACTTTTGTATTCTTTTTTGTGGATATTCTCCATCTTCATAAACTTTTCTTCTAACTATAAAAAACTCAATATCAATATCTTTTTCTGGGATTCCAAACTGTTCTGCAAAGAACTTTTTATATAATACTAACTGGTAATGTTTAATAGCATTTTTATTTGATAGTGCCCATTTACCCCATCCGTTAGTAGACGTTTTAATATCATATATTGTAAATCTATTTAATGTTTCATTATACATTACAACATCAAGATACCCTTGAAATTTTACTTTAGAAAACATTTTATTTGGATTTACTATAATAGGAATCTCACACCCTACTAGATATGTTCCTTTTTTACTAAAAGTTTTTCCTTTATGTTTCTTAAAATAATTGATTATGTTTTCTCCATCTTGGTAGAATTCTTGTAATTCTCCATCTTTGAAGAAATGAATGTTATTGTTTTTTTTATAATCATCTAAATAATGTTCTTTTAATTTAGATTTAAAGAAACTTAAAATATCTACTCTATCTGCAGCTGCTCCACTTTCTTTATACATTATATCTAAATAATGTTGGAGAGCTTCGTGTAATGCCTTCCCAAATACAGCATGCATACTAGGTGTATATATTTTATGACCATCTCTATACTGTAATGCCCATCTATGAGCACAACTATCATACATTGAAAGTTGGGAAAATGATATATTCTTTTCTACGGCATAATTAATTGCCTTAGGAACATAACTTTGAATTTCTTTTACTATTTTAGGAATCTTTTTCACTTATTTTTTCCACTTATCACGTCCAACTAATAAACCAATTATACCATAATTAGCTACATCTAGAAACGTGTCTTCCATTCCTTCACCTTTTACAAAACTTTTACCATTTACTAATAAGTTTCTTAATCTGGATACTTTATCAGTCAATCTAATAGCTAGTCCTGTTAATGAAAACTTTTTATCGTTTTCTTTAGTTAAATCACCACCTAATGAAATATTCTGTAAACCATAATCCATATGTTTCCGAGCAAATGTTTCATACATTTCATCAGTAATTTTTTTAAATTCTTTTGATAATTCAGGGTATTCTTCTTCAAAAATGTGTAATACTTCAAAATCATGTCCTACACAAGGGGATACTGGTTTTTTCATTTATATTAATTCTTTAGTGGTAAAATATTTTTCGATGGCATATAATCTATCATCTGCTTCAGCTAATAAATTTAATGCTTCAGTGGCATCTGCTAGAAAATCATTTGCTGTATGGTCACCTATCCCAACTGCCTGGTTTTCTAATAAATCTAGGGCCATTAATGCTTTTTCTTTATCAGCTAATGCTTGAGTTTTTAATGCTGATATAACTTTACTTTTCTTCATTTTAATAATTTTTTAAGATCTTTATCATCTACCCCCATTTCAAGTAATATATTTTTTACTTCTTCTGGGGGTAGGATGTGAATATAATGATCAGCTTCTGCTAATCCACATTTAAAATAACTAGAGACATATTCAACAAGTTCTTGGTTTGATTTTTTATTTTGATTTTTTATATATTTTAAATAAATTTTCTTCTTTGGAATTAATTCTCTGTAGATGTTGTATATTTGTTTTTTACTTTGTGGATTAATTATTTGAACATAATTTACTATTCCAACATAACCTACATACATAGACAAATAACGATGCATCATATACGAATTCCATTTATCCCAAGATTCTTCGGGGATATCCTCAACTGGTCTTTTAGTTAATGTGACTTCGTTTAACCAATCAAAGATGTTTCTCATACAGTCTCTACAATTAAATCTTCATATTCTTCTCTTAAATCAGCAGGGATAGTATCTCTTAAAATTTTACCACTTTCTGGGTCGAAAAATACTGGAATAGGCATTACAGCGTCTTCACTTGCACCTACTACAAATTTAGAAACTTTTCTTAAAATTACACCTTGTTGGAATATTTTATTTCCATCTGCGGTTTCAATTGATGTAGTACTTTTTAAATCTACATTTGGTTGTGCTTGAGTTTGATTTTGATTCATTTTTATTGTTTTTATTTTATTTCTATTAATTGAGCCATTAAAGCCATTATGTTTATTTCTTTATCAATTCTAAATTGGGAATGATATGAGTATTCATTTAAAAAAACTGTTACAGTTCCTTCTTTACCTGGGGCATAAATTTCAACTTTATCATATAAAAATCTATATAATTCTTCAAAATCCTTAACATTTGAATTTAATATGATTTGTCTAATAGTTCTCCAATTAGGTTTAGATTTTTTTAATTCACTTAAAACTTCATTCATGTAGTTAGTTGAAACTACTACTGATTTATCTACTACTAATTTTTTATCCTTTATTGATAGCTGGATAGTATTTAGCATTTTTCTTATATCAGGATAATGTGAGTTAACTATATTTACAAGAGCATCTACATCCCATCCTTCTCCTATTTCTTCAATTAGTATTTTATTTAAATGTTTTGCTACTTCTTGTTTACTTGGAGGTATTATTTTTAATACTTGACATCTAGATTGTAATGGGTCAATTATTCTTTCAACGTAGTTACAAGTCATAATAAAACGTGTACTACGGGAAAATTTCTCAATTACATTCCTTAACGATGCTTGCGCTTGAATTGTAAGGAAATCTGCCTCGTCGAGGATGACAACCTTAATCTGTCGAAACGAAGCAGTACTAGAAAAAGATGTGACTTTATCCCTAATAGTCTCGATACCTCGCTCATCAGAAGCGTTAATATATAAATAATCGCAGTCCAAATTGTTAACAATGAGTTTAGCAAGAGTAGTTTTACCCGTACCAGCAGGTCCATAAAAAATGAAGTTTTGAATGTCATCTTGATTTAAATAATTTTGTATTTGTGTTTTAATATGTTCATTTCCAACATATTCTTCTAGTGTTTTTGAACGATAACGTTCAACTAATAATCCATGATCTTTATTCATAATGTAAATATACGAACTTGTTTTACAATATCCAAATTATATTCCCTGTTGAAATTCTCCATATAAAGAGAAAGTTTTAGGTTCTTCTATCTTGATTTCTTCTTCTGAAGTTTTAATTGCATATAACTTACTATTTAGAGGGGCTAACCTATATTCACCTTTAAATTTTGTTTGTTGGTGGAAAGCTTCTAAAGTATCTGTTAATGTTTTAAATACTTCTTTTTTAGGATCACCAACAAGTACCCACTGATCTCCAGGGGGTACTCTTTTGGCAATTAATTCGTTGTGTTCAACTGTTTTTGTACTCATTAGAACATTCCGTTTAGTGGTGGTTGATTATTTTCTGATTCTTCTTCTACAACAACACATTCTGTTAATAATACAGTTCCTGCTACTGCAGCTGCATTTTCAAGTGCTGTTCTAGTTACTTTAAGTGGATCAATAATTCCATTTTCTTTGAAATTTACTACTTTATCTTGTTTAATGTCATATCCTTTCCACTCACCATCTGTAGATATTTCTTTATCTAAAAATTCTATTTTATCTCTGGAAATTCCTGCATTTTCTAAAATTTGTTTGAATGGTTTTTTACATGCTGAACGTACAATTTCTGATCCAATACTATCAGATACTACAACTCTTCTTGCTTGAGCTAAAGCTACTCCCCCTCCAGGTATTACCCCTTCACTTAAAGCTGCTTGTGTAGCATTAAGAGCATCATCAACTCTATCTTTTTTCTCATTCA